TAGCACCTTGAAGGCCAATGTCACCTTGGTCACCTTGAAGGCCTATAAGACCTTGAAGACCAATAGCGCCTTGAAGGCCAATGTCACCTTGAAGACCAATAGCACCTTGAAGGCCAATGTCACCTTGGTCACCTTGAAGACCTATAAGACCTTGAAGACCAATAGCACCTTGAAGACCTTGAAGGCCAATGTCACCTTGGTCACCTTGAAGACCTATAAGACCTTGAAGACCAATAGTACCTTGAAGGCCAATGTCACCTTGAAGACCAATAGCACCTTGAAGGCCAATGTCACCTTGAAGACCTATAAGACCTTGAAGACCAATAGCACCTTGAAGGCCAATGTCACCTTGAAGACCAATAGCACCTTGAAGGCCAATGTCACCTTGGTCACCTTGAAGGCCTATAAGACCTTGAAGACCAATAGCGCCTTGAAGGCCAATGTCACCTTGAAGACCAATAGCACCTTGAAGGCCAATGTCACCTTGAAGACCAATAGCACCTTGAAGGCCAATGTCACCTTGGAGTCCTTGAAGGCCAATGTCACCTTGAAGGCCAACGTCGCCTTGAAGACCAATTAAGCCTTGAAGACCTATGTCGCCTTGGAGACCTTGAAGGCCAATGTCACCTTGAAGGCCAACGTCGCCTTGAAGACCAATTAAGCCTTGAAGACCTATGTCGCCTTGGAGGCCTTGAAGGCCAATGTCACCTTGAAGACCAATTAAGCCTTGAAGACCTATGTCGCCTTGGAGGCCTTGAAGGCCAATGTCACCTTGAAGACCAATAGCACCTTGAAGGCCAATGTCACCTTGAAGACCAATAGCACCTTGAAGGCCAATGTCGCCTTGGAGACCTTGAAGGCCAATGTCACCTTGAAGGCCAATGTCACCTTGGAGGCCAATAGCACCTTGAAGGCCAATGTCACCTTGGAGTCCTTGAAGGCCAATGTCACCTTGAAGGCCAATGTCACCTTGAAGGCCAACGTCGCCTTGAAGACCAATTAAGCCTTGAAGACCTATGTCGCCTTGGAGACCTTGAAGGCCAATGTCACCTTGAAGGCCAACGTCGCCTTGAAGACCAATTAAGCCTTGAAGACCTATGTCGCCTTGGAGACCTTGAAGGCCAATGTCACCTTGAAGACCAACGTCGCCTTGAAGACCAATTAAGCCTTGAAGACCTATGTCGCCTTGGAGTCCTTGAAGTCCAATGTCACCTTGAAGACCAATAGCACCTTGAAGGCCAATGTCACCTTGAAGACCAATTAAGCCTTGAAGGCCAATGTCACCTTGGAGGCCTTGAAGGCCAATGTCACCTTGAAGGCCAACGTCGCCTTGAAGACCAATGTCACCTTGCAGGCCTATTGGGCCTTGTATTCCAGCTTCTGAAAAATTTACCTCAAAGCTGTCTTCTGAAAGCTCAACTCCAAAAGTATCTTCTCCAAAAGTTACTTCAAAGCTGTCTTCTGAAAGGTTAACTAAAAAATTATCATCCGACATATTAAACCCCTTATAGTCCTACCGATGGCGAACCGCGACGAATAACTAAAACCATTCGGCTTGCCCTGATTGTGGAATCTGTTGAACCTGAATCCGTATCATAATCAATATACATTACAGCCAATGGCACGTTGACTGTTAAGTCTGTATCAATTTCAATTTGATCGTTTGCCGTGGTTACGTAAAAATCTTTTGGCACCGTGATTGTAAATTTACCTTCCGCTGCGATTGTTTTGATACCTGCGAGGGTGTGGGTTTTTGCGGCTGCGTTTTGCACTAGGTTTGTAATTGCCATTGAACGGGATGTTACCGTAACATCCGCCAAGTAAAAATCAACCTTCGCTGTGATTGCAAAGCTTGTAATATCTACCGGTGTTCCGTCTGGATTTAAAATTTGGCCGCCAAGTACTCTTTGCTCTCCTTGGATTAGTGAAAGAGATTTTACATTATCTGCCCCGCCGATGTAATTCTCAATTCCTGAAATTCTCATTTGTTAAAACTCCTATGGGTGTTTTGAAGCCGCCTATGGGCAGCCGTGGTTTTGTGATACTTGTTTTACGAAAAGAAGTATGTGCAATAAAGTCGCCCGTCTTCTTTGTTAGTGCCGAAAGTCCCGGCGCCCTTATGGTAGTGTTGGGCGTTGAATATTATTAGCCTGTTGTAAACGTTTCCAAAAAATGCCACTTGTTCCCATGTATCCTCATCGGCCCCAGTGTTCAACGCTGCGGGATACGTGGCGGGGTCTTCCTGATCCCAAACTGAGATGCCGCTTTCGATGTGCCGATATAGTCCGGTGCCTGCCGCTACGGGAGCGTCGGGCGTAAGGTATACAATCGCCACATACTTTCCATGATCGTGGTGTACGGGCTGTTTTTGGCCTTTTATCGAGTACTGCCAGCAAGTGTTATAACTTTTTTCCCAATAGCTGATTGGTCGCCCAAGAATTCTATTCTCAATGTGTTTTTTGATTACTTCCTGATACTCTGGGGTTTCGGGTTCTGCTTTCTGAGAAGGGAAGTTACTGCCGCCCGTGCCGAAGTCTCTTCCTAATACCTCCGCCCTTATTGAGTCGGGGTCGTGAAAGAAATTGTCAAAAACCATAACCTCGGGTTCTTGTCTCATTTTAGACCCCCTGCCGTATTAAAGAAAAACGTCTGAAACAACCGGCCTGTTTTTACGCAAGTCCCAAAACCCGCTTTCATTGAGCTGTGGTACATATTACCCCTGTAGATAACCATTCGGTTGTAAACGTTGCTAACCTCGGTGATAGTCTCCCACAATTCGTTTTTCATGGGGTTCCCCAGACCTTTAGAATAATTAAACTCTGTTGCCTCATCGTCTGGATTCCACCAATGTATTCCCGTCTCTTTGTTTCTAAAAATAGCCGTCCCTGTTTCTTTCTCAGCGTCTGGGGTTAGATAGCAAACCGCGGCCCATGTTGTCGCATCGTGGTGAATCCATGACCTATCTGTTTCTGTGGTAAACTGAAAAGCCGTGTTAGCCTCTCGGGGCCAATAGGTAATTTCTTCTTTTAAAATCTTGTCTTGAATGTATTTCTTTATAATTTCAGAATCGTACTCACTTACAGGGTCAGTTCTTACACCCGGATAGTTTCCGTGCCCTGCTTTAAAGTAGTGCATTTTTAAAGCTTGCTCGCGTACCTCGTCTGGGTTTTCATAAAAATCATCAATGATATATAAGGTTTGTCGCATAATTAATTTTCCTTTTTTATTTTGGTTGTTTGAGTGTAGGCATTTTTACATCTTACCTAGGATAATTTATTTTTATAAAGCCCTATTCTGGCCTCTCTGGTAAATCTGAATAACTCAGTTCCGCGGTTTCAAAAGTTTCCACGGTGTCCGAGAGGTCACGCAATGCCACACGATAGAACCTCCAGCTTTCTCTTGCTAAACTGGATAAAGGGCTATCAGGTACTTGCGTCCAATCTGAAAGGTTTAACAAAGAATCCCTGCGGTTCCTGTTGATATTGCCAAACGGGATCGGGTCGGGCTTTCTGCTGATTAATGTTTTATCTGAGATTTGAACCTTTTGAACTGAAGCGTCAGCTATGCCTTCAATGGCTGTTTGGCCTTCTGTGCATAATGACGCAAGAAAGACCTCTTTAGCTTCGTTATATCTTTCGGCTTCGATTCTTGTCAACTCGTCTAAATTAAGTTGATCTGTAACTAACTCCCCTGAAACCCTTTCAACTTCTTGTTGATAAAGGTCTCTTTTTGTCTCTTCTGAGGAAGGCTCACCGCCGGGTATTAAGCTTTCAATAGATCTTGTTAAAGACTCAATTTCGGTTTCTGCTTTTTGAAGTGCCTCCCTAAGATTACTAACGCATTTTTCAGCTGCGGTATACTCAGGGGAAGCCGCTGGAGCCTCCCACAAAGTATAGCCCGTTTGGTCAATTCGTCCGGTGGTTTCATTGTATATTATAAAATTCATTTTTATCCCACCTTTTTAATTGTTAGTTGGAAAGTTGAGTTAGTTGGGTTACCAATTGTGCTATCAGCTCTACCCGTTACTGCGTACACAACGTCATCTGTAAACTCACTTACAACGTCTTGCACTTCATAAGAATACGCGGAATTAGTGCCCGCACTGCTGGTTTCAATTTGAGCAATGGTTTCCTGTGCTCCTGTTCCTACTCGCCGTTTTAACTTACAATTTATAACTGTAGTAGAAGTGCTAACTAGTGAAAAGCTGATTAAGTACTTTCGACCTTTCGGCACAAACCCTGTTGCAGCCATAATCTGTTGATCACCATACTGCGTTATAGATGTTGGGGTTACCGTTGAACTGTACTGAACTGTTAGCGCATCCCTTCCATTGAGAATTAGGCGGTCTGCGGTTGAATTTCCGATAGAAGTAGTATTACTAATAGCGGTATTTAACGGCACAAAAGTAGATTTACCAATAGTGATATTATTACTACCAGAGCTAGGCCCATTGGCGTTGCTGCCTATGCAAATGTTATCTTCACCGCTAGTAATGTTTTTACCGGCCTCTGTACCAATACATATATTATTTGAACCCGTGCTCAGGTTAGTTCCAACTCCCTTACCTATAATTGTATTTCTAGCTGCAACCCAGACCGCTTCCACCCGTGCAAGCTGAAAGACCTCGCCTGTTGTTCCGAAGCCATAATAAGAGATTGTTGAGCTTGTACTTGTTGCAACAAAACTTATAGAGGTCTCCGCGTAAACATCGTAGTTATACTTTAAACCAGTCGTTGCAAGTTGTTCCCCGCCTACTGAAGTTCCAGCAACAAACTTAAACGCCCTGCCTACGGCTGTTTGCACTTCTGCGGTAACCGTGTAAGTTCTGCCGACAACCGTTGTCAAGGTTTGATAAACGTAACCTTGTGAAGTCCCTTGGGTCATTTGTAAGAAGTCATCAACCAGAGACAAAGAACCAAAAGCGGCTTCCCTAGTAATTTCAGCAGTTGCAAGTGAGGAGGTAGCTTGCGATTTTGTCCAACCAGTAGTTCCGTTAGAAAAGTCACCATTGGAAACTATGCTAGTTGCGGTGGAATCGCGGTCAGCCCACGTGGGCAAACCTCCCACCCCTGCGCCCTCACCTAGCACTATATTACTTGCAAGGTTGTCGGTTCTTACTGTATTACCGAGTCTTACGTCTAGCGCCTCGCTGTTTCCTATTTGTATTGTATTGGATTTACGACTAGGAATGCTTGTTCCTGAAATATTATTGTGAATAAAGGTATTAAAAGACCCATAACTATTACCCCCTGAACTTTGACCGAAGCCTGCATTGTATTTGCCTCCGTAAAGAGTCCCTAGGGCTGAGTTACCTGCTGATACATTTCCTGTCCCGTTTACATTATATCCCAATGCTCCTCTTCCAATGCCTACGGAAGACTCCGCACCGGAGGAGGTGCCGAAGCCGCCTACTGAGAATGACCCAATGGCAATATTGTCGCTACCGGATGTAATTCGCCATCCCGCATAAGACCCCAGTCCGATGTTGTCATCACCAGTCGTTAATTGGAGCAAGGATTGATACCCTAGTGCCACATTGTTTTCACCATTAAGGGCAGCAGAGGTTAAAGTATTATAACCAATGCCGATATTGTGAATGGCAAGTGTGGAGCTTGCTTGAATACTATCAACCGCACCTTCACCTATACCAATGTTACCATCTTCACCAGGACTAAATGCTACTTCCGTTATTCCGTTAATATCGAGAAAGCCACCCTGTAACGTGGTTAAGTCTGTAAAACTTTGGCCCGCTGGTATAGTTGGGTCGGTAGTGCTGGGATTTTGCCACTGAAAGACTTGGCCGGTAGTGACTTGCCAATATATGTCTGCATTATTTACGGCGTTGTCGCCTCGATAGCTTTGGATAAGTTCATATTTATCTGCATCGCTGTCAAGGTTCGCATCTACATCGAAGGCGATAGCCGCCCCCGCTGATCCAATCTGGCCCCGTATGCCGGAAGCTAGAGAAATCACCCAGTCCTCTGATGGGTTTGCTGTCCATAGAGTAGCGCCCGCGTCTAACTGAACTCCGCGAACTGCTCTGTATAATAACTGGTTTACGGTAACTGTTGGGGCCACTGCTGTCCAACCCGTTGCGGCGTCTGCGGCGGCTCCCGTGTTTACATTAAAGCCCAGCCCTGTGGGGGGCGTTGACGGTGAATCAATTTTGTAAAGTTCTACCTCTTTAAACGCTACCCCATCCCGAACATCGGTAATAGTAACGGAGGCTGCTGCTGATCTTGCCATTTTGTGTACCTTTTCGTTTATCTTTGATTTGCAAAAGATGAAAATTAAAAAGCTTAACTATAGCCCCCAAAAATTTAAACTTTGAGGGCTACAGTTTTGCCTTGTTAGTCTGGAATATTCCCAACGTTGCAAGTAAATTGCTGGAAGTTGTCAACGTCCTCTGCACCCACTGCAAGCCTCCTAAGCTCATCAGCTACCGCGGGAACCGCGACGGTTAAAGTACAAAGAGAATCAGCGGGTAATCCGCTATAACCCGAGGGTACGGTTAAGCCTTGGCGGCCCGCGATTGTACTAGGGTCACCAATTGCTAAGAGTGGCCCGCCTGCTACTGTGTCATTTAACAATTGTGGGTTTCCATTTGAGTCTAAGGCATTTGACACGATCACTACCTTTTTCGCATTTGATGAATTTAGTACCTGCCAACTGTAGGTATAATCATCGTGGTTTGTACTCAAAACGCCGTCTAAAAATACGTTTATCTGTAAAACTGTAGCGGAAGTGTCAGAGCGGAAAACAGTGCCAGTCGTTGAAGTTAAGGTTGTTGTGATAACCGGCGGATTTCTTGTGCTCGCTACGACGTCAAGTTTTAAAATTAAATCTACCACTACTCCCGTGCTTCCTTTGTATGCAATGGTGCAAGTGATAACGCTACTCGTGTCTGCGATAAAACCAGAGGCTGTAATTTTTACTGATTTTGCAGCGACTTGATTTAATGTAGATACGCTAAAACCGTTTGAGATAGTTGCAGACTTTAACCGCCAAGTATTGTTAAGCATAGTGGGGTCGGTAACTGCGGTTGATAGTGTTGCTAGTGATTCCCCGGAGAGTACTGTTAAATCAGCGTCGGCATCTGCTGAGACTAGAGTTGTACTGTCGAAGGTTATAAGCGTTGTATCAAACCTCGGTTGAAGTGCTTCGGCTTGCTGTGTTGCGGTAACTGTGGCCGAGGCAATAGCTGTATAATCTGAAAATGTGCCGCCTACTTCTTGCGTTCTGACTCTATACTGGTAGGTCGCCGCATTTGCTCCGGTGTTATGTGTAGATGAAACCGAGGGGCCAACACTTACAGTTTTAAATACAGTTTCAGTTGATAGCTTGTATTCAAGAAGGTATTGATCAGTCGGCCCACTTGTCGGAGCAACCCAAGAAAGCTCTACCACTTGATCTGCGGTATTATAAGACGCTTGCAGGCTAGTAGGTATTTGGGGTTGAAGGGGTTGTGTTATTCCGGTGTATTCTGAATACCTTACCCATTCCTCTCTTGCTATGATTCCGGGGTACGAATCCGCCCACCCAAAAAGGCTGTTGCTATGTGGCTGGCCGGTAATAGTCACAAAACCATCGTGAGTATCTTCGATCTCACTGCAAAGAAAAATCCGCTCATTTAACCCCGTCCATCCATATTTTTCGGTGTTAATCGAGAATGGTTTGCCCAACAGTAGCCCATACGCATCACTGTATCTTACTCGTGCTTCGATTTCGTCAGATAGCCGTGATTTGTCCATTAAATAAAGGGCGTACTCTGTAAAGGTTTCAATTAAAGGTGACCCCGCATATATTCTTGAAGGCATTAGAACCCCCGGCGTATCTTCTACTGCAAAGGCCGACAGGTATGGGCAATCAATATCCCCTTCGCTATCTTGAAGAAGGTCTTCTGTAATGTAAGTATTATTAAACACAACAATGGCTTCACCGTTTTGCTGCGGAACCCTCAAACCCTCATCAATGTACTGCGTGTAGTCTAATGTAAACCGGTTGTACCTGTCTGCATTACGCTCGCCCACAAATTTAAAATATTCTGAGTTTGCGTCTGTAAACTGGTGCTGAATATCGGAAGATTCCAAAGGCTCCCTAAAAAAACATCTAATTTTTCCTAGCTCTTCATAAACGATTAGCCCGCTTGAATCCTGGATGTCTTCAATATAATCGGTGTAACTACTTCTTCCCTGCATTACCCCGTGGGCTTGCTTCGGCACCCTTAACGCCCGGTCAGCATTAAAAAAGCTTTCCGCGTCAAGATCGTTTGCTAAAAACCCTGGCCCACAGATAGGGTCAGTTAGAAAGTCAACTAGTACCCGGTTAAACCTATTATTATCTGATTTTACGGATGACAACCCGTTTACTGTGTGATCGTTCCTTTTTGCTGCTTGAATTTTTAGGGGTAGTGCCAAATCAAATTGGCCTACTGCTGGAAGCTCACCTACTGTGCCTTCTGTCGTCAGGTACGAAAATAGAAACCTTACAGTATTCGGCTGGTTTACTATATCTGGAAACATTACAGTTGAGATTTTAGCGTAAGAATAATTTGCGCCCTGTTCAAGATAAAGATAGTCGGGCCGATCTTCTCCAATTGCTGGATCAGACCAATTTACTCTTCGAATATACTCCCCGCTAGCCGTTGGTAAATCCCAAGCGTCCAAGATATCTTGCTGAATAGTTGAACTAAAAGTAACATCTAACACATCCCCCGCCTGTGTCCATAAACAGGGCATATTGTAAGAGGAAGGGAAGGAAGGCCTTGTTGTACCATATCCGATAGAACACGTTTGAGCTGTTGACCTATCGTAAAAATCTGCGGGGGTGTAGTTTGAAGTTCCAAAGATAGGATCAAGCGGGGCCGTTAGTGTAACACTCCCAAACTCTCTAGTGTCCCGCTGAGTAACCATAAACTTCGGGTTTGGAAAACCATTAGAAAGGATACCCCCGGCTCGTGTCGCCTCATAAACTGCTGTTACGATTACATAGCCAAGGCCTCGGCTATTAGCAGTAATAAGCCCGTTCGATGTGTCTACAGCTTGCGATAGCGCAATTTGATCATGGCTCGCCCATTGTACTTGGATTATACCTGAGATGACAGTTTGACCGTTAACAGTTCCAGTAATCGAGCCGACACTAGTTGAATCCGGCAATATTGTCGCGGGAGCTACCAGCCTTATAACCTGCTCCGAAACTGGCCCGCTATAGTTTAAGCCATCAAAAAAGATTTCGAGCTTATCAATTTTATCTGACGCTACTGCGTACTGTACAGAAACAAATCGAGAGTTTTCTTCGACGCCATCCACTTCATTAGGGTATCTCTCTCCATACCACTGACCGGTGCCTACAATGGATCCCACGTAGGTCGAGACGGAGCCGGCACCTATTGGGTTAAAAACGAAATTATAACCAGATACCGGGGAACTTGAGCTACCCCCATACGCTGCAAAAACCTCAGCGGGTGTCGGGTTCCAAGCATTAATCACCCTAGCATCTACTTGCGCCGACCCGTAAACCTTAGCAGGTTGGAAATCAGTGCCAGCACTTTCAACAGTCGAACCCGTTCTTTTTGGTTTTTGATTAGACTTAATTGCCGCCGGCACACCAAACGCTTTTTGAAGAATATTACGACTTTTATACTTAGTTTCGATAAGTGCGAATTTGCCAAATTTAACATCGTCAAAATCTCGAGTAGCATTTACAAAAATATTATCAACCCGTGCTTTGTCGGCTACGCTGGATCCATAAACCCCATCTTGTATTCTCTTTTGATGCAATAAGTCTAAAGCAATGTTTTCCGTGCTCTTTTGCGCATCAACTAATTGAGAGGATACAATTAAGGTAACAGTGCCATCATCTTCTACGTCGTTGACCGTTTCCATCGGCCCTTGTTTAAGGGTCTCCACATTGCTTAGGGTAGCTGTGGTCGTATTCCATTCACCTTTGTAAACTGTAGCTTTTCTACGCCGATACGTGCCGTCTCTTACAGCATCCCTCATATCTGTGTTGCCGTTTTTATCGACAAGGTTTAGAACTACTTCTTGCGGCACATTTTCAAGGCTTAAAACCCTTTTTGTTGATAAAACGTCAGCCAGTAAACCATCAGCAAAATAAGTTTTACCATCGTGTACTAAATCGAATGACGCTAAAGCGGATCTTCGGGTAATTGTTGCCGAAAGCTCAAGTTCTACCCATGATACAAAAATACTCATAAAGCCTCCTCAATTTCAAAGTCGTATGATACGTAATCTAAAGCCCCGTTAAAATATTTGGCGTTCGGTGTGTTAGTTATGTGACCCGTAAATTTGGGTTGTAATATTTCAACAGTTGTTGAGTTTGTAACAGCTTTTCTTAAAATCGGAAAAATTAAACAAAAAGAGCTGTTTTCGTTATACGAGTTTACTCGGTATAGCGTGGTATCCCCGGAGAAATTTATCAGCATCCCTTGGTAAATAGTTTGCCCTGTGGGAAAGTCAACCCCATTTATTCCATTTCTAAGGGGTATACTGCTACTTCCCGCTGCTGAGTTTACCGCTGGAATAACTGGAGTGGACGATCCGGCACCTTGATACTTGTAAAAAATCTCAGGTAGCACCATTGTCACGGTATCAAAGGAATAGGCCGCGGCCAACATGACGCCCTCGACGTAACGCCGTTTTGCCGCCGACTCCGTTTCAATTGTCATTTCAGCGTTTAACCTAGCGGCCCCATTGGAGACCGCCGTATTGATTAAAGTCGCTGTACGGTTGCGATAAAATTGTGTCTCCCATTCTGCGGAGAAATCAGTAAAATCAACTAAACTCATATCTATATTTATATTTGCCATTTTTAAAGTCTCCGATTCTTAGGAATGCGAGAAAAACCTGACCGGTCAATCTCGCCTTGTCTTAGTGAAGTTAATACACGCGGGGCAATAGCGTCCGCCGTTGATTGACTGTTTCGGCCAAAGCCAACATTAATATTATTTACAACGTGATCAATTCGAGATCCACCGCCGCCCGAAAGCATGCGGTCTGTTCTTGCGTTGTCTACTACCGCCGAGCCTTTGGGGAGGTTGACCATTTCTGGGCCACGTTCACCAACTAGAAATTGACCGCCTTGGTTTACAAATCCGCCCGTTTCAAGCCCCTGCACGGTTTGCGCTGCAATTGTACCTAAAGATAGGCCATAGGCGATTGTGTTCATTGTATTAAGGGAAGCAGTGGTTGCCTGGCCGCTTGTAAGGGCAATCGGTGCGGTGAGTGGGTTAGCAGCAAGACTTGCTGTGGTGTTGGCTCCTGCTACAGTTGCCGCCATTGTACCTTGTGCATACGACATACTTGCATTGGCCACGGCTGCCGCCTGCGACAGCAAGAACCCCGCTTTTGAGCCTTCGGCGACAGTATTAAAGAACTCCGATGCTGCGCTTGCCAGTGACGCATAAGCGCTCATTTTGGTAATACGCTGTTGAACCTCAAAGCTGGTTTGTTGCGCTGCTGTCACGTCTGCGGCTGCCTGTGCTGATGCCCTAAAGGCGTCTGTCTGCACTCCAATTAACCGCGTTGTTTCTTGTAAAGCGGCGTCTTGCTCTGCTGTCAGGTTTGAGCCTTCAAGCATACCCTCCCTAAAACTGGCTTCCAGCTTTTCTTTTTCGGCCATGAGTCCCGCTTCGAAGGCCGCGGTTTTCTCAAGAACACTTGCACCCGCTTGATTTGCGGCTGTCTGCTGATTAGTAAGCTCAAGTTCCTTTAACATGTCTTCGTTACGGATAACAGAGGCATCATGTATAACTTGCATTGCCGCGGCATGGTCTTTGAGCTGTTGTACTTCAGCTTCGTTTAAAGCGCTGCCAGGGCTTTCGGCTGGCTTTACTTGTGGGCCGTCTTCAACTGTCTGATTAATAGCCCCGTCAAGCATTGAGCTAATCGAGCTGACTGGCAGTCCATTAGCCAAATCGGCAACCCTTTGCAAAGAGTCCGCCAAAGCATCATTGGAGACTTTAGCGTCATCTGCGTCGTCTTTAAAGATAAGATAAGCGCTAGAGGCTACCACTGCTGCGGCTGCTAGGCCCGCTGCTGCTGCAACTGGGTTTAGGAGTGCCTGGGCTATAGCTGCGCCTGTGATGGCCGTCCGATAAGTAAGTAGGGCCGCTGTGAGGGCTTTAAACGCCACACCCATTGCAATAACGCCTTTAAGAATTTTTACCCCGCTGTACGCTATAAAGAACCCCGCAATAAGACCGGAGTTCTGAGCAACCCACGAACCAAAGTTAATAAAAGCCAGTGTTAACGCTTTTACCGCTTCACCTATTGCCTTAATTTTATCATCATAATCTCCAGAGACGGGCAAAGCTTCCAATATTGCTTTGGTAAAGTTTGCTTTAATACTTTCCCCGAGAAGAAACATTGAATCATTAGCCTTTTCGGCGTTTCCTAGCAATTCAGAGCCAATAGACAACCCTAGATCCCGGGCACGGTCCCTAGCAAGAGATAATGACCCCGCGGTCTCGCTCATAATAGTGCCAAGCTCTTTACCGGCTCGGCCTAAAATCTGCTGTGCAATAGCGGAGCGCTCAGAAACATTTTCCATGCCTTGCAAAGCGGCAATAACTTTAAGTAGCTGTTCTTCTGGGGATAGCTTAACAAGCCCCTCAAAAGATAAGCCTAAAGCATCAAAAGCGTCTCGCTGTGTAGATAATCCACGGCCTAGGTCGCGAACCTGTCTTGAAAGCGCCTGTGTAGTCTTTACAAGGGCTTCAGCGGATGACCCGCCCAACTCAAAGGCCACCGCTAGTTCTTGGTAAGCGGACGTATTCAGCCCTGCATTACGTGCGGACTTTGCGATTTCATCGGCGGCCTTGATGCTCTGGTTGGCTAGGCCTGCAAAGGCAACGCTTGCGCCTGCTGTTATTTTGGCAATGTTTGCAAAAGCTTTCTTGGTGTTCTTTGCATAATTAGCGATTGTCTTGTTAGCTTTGCGTAAGTCTCTTTGCAGCTTCGCATCGTCTGCGCTTAACTGTAGGACAAGGGATGCAATAGTAGCCATGGTTTACTTTCCTTTCTTTTGTTTGCGGGCTAATCTTTTAGCCGCTTTGTTTACGTTTTCGCCAAGTCCTTTTGCAAAGATGCTGCGGGCTTGCTCATGTAGTGCTGTAAATGCTGGGCGGATTACTGGGGTAGAGTTCCGGTCTCTGTTGCCATACTCTACGGCAAGAAATTGCTTGTAGGTGGCATCGTCGCCCGTCTTTCGTTGCCAGCCAACCTTGCCGAGCATCACGGTATCTTGTGTGACATCTTCATTTTTTAAGTCTTTCTTGTTTGGCTTGCGGACAAGGGACTTAACAGCGTCTTTCAGCACTCCTGAATCTACTGGGGTCGTTGCCTCGATTCTCTGGTGAAACGGCACCAAGGCATCTTTCATGGGCTTCCTGTAGAGGCTTCCCGCCTTCTTGGCGCCAAGGTCTTTGGCAAGGTCTCTAATAGCTTTTTGAGCTGATAAGATCCCTTGCAATTCTGAATTAATCTTTGTCATCCTCGAAGCGCCTTTTTAATTCGGGGTTTGTGGTGGAATTGGCGAACATATGAAACGCCATTTTAAAAGGATCGGCCTTTTTCTTTTCTTTGTGGCCGTGCAATAGCAGATTAAAACTAGGCAAAACTTGCTCTAGTGGTTGGGCGTCTTTAGGTTTGAACTTGGGCACGTTTGCCGCGTAGATTGCTTGCTGAGTATTGTGGCTGCTGATATAGTCGTAATTGATCTGCTGGGCGTCTTTTGCATAGCCCACTATTCCGTGCTGCATTAGCATATAATAATCATTTACGTATGAAGTTGGGATAGCCTCAATCTGAGACCAAGGCATTCCGTTGTCCATCATTTGCAAGCGAAACATCCGCTCCTTGTCCTTCCCTATTTTCCCAGACGGTCAACGCTCGGGTTAAGCGCTTCGGGGACTGCCTGCATAATATCATTTAACAACCGTGAAGGCATATTTTCTTCTAGATCTTCAATGCTCGCCGCGTCATCGAAGGGCTGACCCTTAGCATCGCAAATTAAATCTTTGAACATTACGAGGACGCCGCTTAACTCATGCTCTCCGGTTTCCCCTGCGGCCTTGAGTACCGCTTGGGTCTTCTTAAATGGAAGGTCTTTAATAAATACACCTTCAACACTTGTTGAAATTACGTTTGTTCTTTTTAGCTGTGAAAGTTTAGCCATTTTATTTGTCTCCTGTTTTTGGGTTTAATTAATTCGTGTGACTGGGTTAACGTGCTTTGCAAAATACAAATCCATTAAAATCTCTGATCTGCTTAGGGCTTCGCCCGCGGACATTTCGGGGTTTTCAATCATGCTATCCCGTGCCATTTCTAAAATGTATTTTCTTTGGTGTGCTCTGTCAAACCACCAACCTGTGTTTTGTTCTTGGTCTTCCATTTTTAATTTTCCTTTTATTAATTGAATTTCGAAAAAAGAGCGAGTACCCCGAAAGGCACCCGCTGAGTTTTTGGTTACTAGGCTAGATCAACCCAAACCAAATCACCTGAACGGCGAACTGTTACTTCTAAAGTGGCGATACCATCGGCAGAGCCGCCGGTAATGCTAGTGTTTACTACCATACCGTTGAACATACAGAATGTTGCAGTAGCTCCTGGAGTGTTGCCGGTAGTTGTGTCGAAGGCAACTACAAAGCCACGGTCAGTGGTTCGTGCGTCATCGCGAAGGGCGACTGAAGTAGCATCGGCCATGTTCATCGCCAGAGAGAAAGTAAACTCTTGCGCCGTGCCTTGACCAAGTACGTGTGAAACTACAGGGCGGCCAATGATTGATAAATCTTGAATTGAATCTTCGTTAGATAGCGCTGAAAATTCAGTGACCCCATCAACAAAATTGCCAGCAATGGCAAAGGCTTCGGCTGCTGCTGAGTCAAAAGTTGTGATGGCTGTCGCGTTGGTGTAGAGGCCAGAATTATGGCCAGAAAGAAAACCGGATGGTGCTGTCATGTTATGACTCCTAGGTTATTACGTCAAGTTGTAAAGTCACCTGAAAAAGTATAGGTGAAGTGCTTGTTGCCGTTTGAAAAGCGTTGATTATTTTGAGGCTTTTAAATAAAACCCCTTGTATGACTCCGCTAGAATTGTTGTACTCCGCGTAAATCTGATTTTGCATTGATATTGCTCGACTATAACTGTCGGCATAAATATTAATATCATAAGTGGCTCGGGTTAGCTCCATGCTCCCCCCGATACCGCCGGTTTTATACCCGCCTAGCTGGGTAATCGTAACCGCCTCTTTTAACGCTGGGTCTGCCTGTACAGGTTCAATAGGTACACCTGAAAATTCAGATTTTGTTGCTAGGTCAATTGCGAACGCTTCTAAACTCATAATACACGCCTCACTTCAAAGGTGATCGTTCGGTTTTTGTAACCGTCTTTGACAATTCCTGTAACGCTGTACTCGATAGAGTCTATAATTACAAAATCGACCGTTCGGACTGTTGCAATGGTGGGCGTATAATAACACCGAACGTGGTACGCCTCTTCTGTGGGCTGTAGTCCTCTGATCATTCGCTCGTCAAGGCTAATGCTTAGAATGTCGGCGCCAGTGTTAACTATTAGCACGTTAGCTGTGGTGGACGTAGCCGAAAAGCTGCTGCCGGTTGTTGTCTTTGAAACAAATTTTACAGGCCGTCTAATCATACCCAGTTTCTCCGATACGGTGCCAAAAGCCTTTCTGCGGTTACGTGGGCCTTTGAACGGGAGCCTTCTAAATTGTCGGCTCGGTCGTGGAAAAGATCAGAGATTACCATTAGGACAGCTTGCTTAATCGCTTCGCTTTCTGCGGTGTTTAAGTTTGATGTGCTATAGGTGACTGTGATCGGGTTCGTTATTTGGGTTGATAATGCCGCGGAAGGCGAAAGGGCGTAAATTAACGCCGCTGACTCACCTGAGTTGTCGATTATCAAACTAGTTGTTAAGGTCTTAACGGCGTTTGCCGTATCATAATAAGTTACTGAGGGTGCGGGTCTGCTGTCTGCAAAACGCTTTGACAGTTCAAGCCTGGCGTCCCATGCATCGTAGTAATCTACTATGGTCGAAGACTCTAAGGACTCGCCGATATAGTTGCTGGCAAAGGTCGAGGCCGCAACAATCAAGCGAGTTAAGTAAGTATTATATGTTGTGTCGCCAAAAAGTGACAAATGGTCTGATACCTCTTGAAGACTCACTACACCAGCGGAAAGACTGTATTTTACTTCCGACTTAATCGGTTTTTTCATTGTGAACTCCAAAAATTTAAAGGGTGTGGCAACCCCGAAGGGTTACCACGTTTTACTTCTTTAATTACTAGGCTACAGTGTGGATTACTTCAAGACCTACCAGAGCTGCATCATCCCAGCCGCTGTTCTTGAATCGACCATCTGCGTAGTAAGTGTTAAAGCCTGGTGCAGTTTGATCGTACTCATCGATAGCCAAGCCTTTACGCTCACAAATAGCTAGACCGCGGCTAAAGTCGCCGAAGTATGCCGCTACTTTACCTGCGCCATCTGCAACAGCGGTACCATTTGGAAGAATGCCATCGTCAAGATAGCCGTTAATCATTACGGGATAACCGAATACACGGCTAATTCCAGTAGTAGGGTCGAAGACCATACCGCCACCAGTAGCAATACTAGATTCAGTTAGCTTGGCGAACACGTTGGAAGAAACCATGAATACACCGTTGGTGCGGTAGGCTACGTCACAAGTTGCAAGCAAATCAGAAAGAATGCCAACAATGTTAGATCCATCAATAGGCAACTGAGTACCAGTAGTAGGCTCAACGTCCCAAACGACTTTACCAGCGCCAGCAGTAGCTGCTTGGGTCTGGGTCTTAAGTACGGCTGCGGCGTCTTTTGCCTGAGCAACAGAGTACTTCTGTACAATCAAACCAGCGATAGTGTTACGGATACCGTCAATGTCTTCCAAGGAAGGTCGGCTAAACTGCATTTGAGAAACCCAGTTCTCAATGATTACGTTCTTAGCTACAACAGCGGAAGTATCACGGGCCAACAACTGTGCTTGAGTCTGTACGGTAGAGTCCGAAGTGAACTCGACGCCAGTTACGTTAGGCAAGCGGATAGAGCCGCCAGATACATTCAATACAGTAGCTTGAGCACGGAACGGGTTAAACTGCTCTAGTGTGTGGTAAGTGGCGTTAGAACCTACGCTGCGGGGGTCAGTTGCACCGACTGCTGCGTTATTGCCGGGTACTGCCTTAGTCAGGTCAAGGTTTAAGCGCTTAACTACCGCTCCATTTTCGTGATTGAAATCTTTGAACTCCATTGGTGCTGCTCCTTTGTAAATTACGGGGGATGTGGCTGCCATTTTGGCTTCCATTTCTTCGCGGATTTCCGCCTTTGCTGCTTCGATTGCTTCAACTTGGGCGCTCTTTACTTCGTCCAAGTCTGCGGCTTTTACCATACCTTCAAGGTCGGCTCTGTCGGCTTTGGCCTCTAGTGCTTCAGTCTTTACCATGCCTTCAAGATCGGCTTTATCGGCCTTCTCTGAAACTTGGGCATCCATCATTCCTTTAAGTTGCTCGGCAACACTCATTTCAACTTCACTCATAAAAATTATTCCTTATATAAATTAATTAATTGGGCCATTACGTCTTCACTTTTTAGCTCTTGTTCCACTACATCGCGTAGGGTTGATTTGCCAGCGGAGATAAACGTCATAGCTTCTTTTCGGGAAAGACCAGCATCACGCAAGACTTTCTCAAGGCTTCTTAGGTCAATTTGACCCTCATCATTTTTGGCGGATACTATCTGCGCCTGGGGGTTGGCTGGTTGAATTACAATGGAGGTTTCAAATAATTCGATCTCCTTAAATAACCTGCCTCCGTTTTCAATGTCTTCATAATCCGAAGATCTGAAGCCAATAGAAACAGAGCCTACAGCACCCTTCTCAAGATAAACTTTTACGTCTTCGGCTTTGGAGACGCCTTTGTAAAGCTCTCCTGTTCCAATGACGCCTTTCTCGTCCACCTCGAATTTTGTCCAGCTTCCAATAATCTCATCTCGTTTATGTTCCCATAGCATAGGAATTGCGGAGTTTTCTTGGTCGTTAAACTGCTTTACAAAGTTATCTGCTGCGCCCTTGTCCATCACATCACCAACTAGATCGGCGTTGCCGAATGTGGTGACGTATGCTTTGAGCTCGCCAGCTTCAATATCAAACTTCTTAATTAACAGCGGAGAATCCACTGACTTAACAATCATTTCTGAACTAGCCATGTTTCATCAGCTCCGGTTATTTTCTTAGTTTTCTCAAAGTACGCTTTCAAGACAAGTTTAGTTTCACCGGTCTTTGAGTTGCGTAGCTCTACATAGTTGCCGCTTGCGATTTCGTGCGGGATGCTCTTTGTCTCATAGCTATTCATCTGGCATATCTCCTAAATTTCCGTCATCGGTTGCCTCTTCGCCCGCTCGGTCTCCCGGTTGTGCTGGGGGTGCTGGGGGTGCTGAGGTGTGGCCTAGCTCGTCTACCCCTTCGCCCTCAATCCGTGTTAACCCTATAAAGGCCCGGGCTTCGTTCGGGGTCATAATAGCAGCCCCTGCGACTGCTGTAGAGGCAATGGTGACTTGAGATGCAAGATCTCCCTTGATCATAGCGCCAGCATCAAACCGAATATCCGTAGTGCCTGTGGTTAGGTTATGACTAAAGGCCTGCTCGATATTGTACAGAATAGGGGCGAATGTATCTCGGTACATAGATGCCAAACGGGCGCTTTGATTCGAATACTTTTCATCTGCCATGCCACCCACAAGACTCGCGGGCACCCTGAATAGGGCTGCAATCTCGTTTATAAGGTGTGTACGGAGTGCTCTTAGGTCTGCATCTGCGGGGGTGCTGCCCTTCATGGCTGTCATCTTGCCACCCTCTAGGACTGCTATGCCGCCACGCCTGCTGCCACCTTGGCCAAAGCTGGCCTTCAGTTGCTTGTACAACGTCTCCCGGCTTGTGTCGTCAAGAGCTGCTGCCATCTCTACGGAGTAGTTGACTGATACACCATTTGCAAAAGTTTCAGACATTAGCTGATCTGCCGCATTTAATGCACCTATCCGCTCAGCGGCGCAGAGTACACGGGATAGCCCTGTAACATCATGGCCCGCAACATCGCGAATATGAATAATTTCCTTATTGAGCATTATACCAAAAGAAGAGTGCCTGTAGACCGGTATGCCAAACTTGTTTGCGGAAACGCTCATGTCATCGGGGTCTACTGGGATCATCTCGATAACCCTACCGTTGGGCGCTCGGACTACTCGCGTAAAGGAGTTGCCGTAAACCAGTAAGTCTTTGACGAGGGCTGCTTTAAATTCGTAGCCTGTCTGGAAACTGTTGGGGCGCTTGAGTATTATGTTAAGCTGATTCCCATCGGCCTTGTTTTCTCCTGACCAGACCTGTAACGGAAGCTGTGCTATCCCTTGAGCGATTACGTTTACGCAAGATAAGACTGTGGCATTTTTTAAAGCGTTCTCCGTGGTTACACTTTGACCGCTCTTGGTTGTTGAGCTTGCGGCATTAAAGAAAACCCCAGCGTGGGGGCTTCCTTGGCCTTCCGGCTTGTTGCGGCCTAAAATCATATCTATTAAACTGCGATTGTCAGCCATGCGGCCTCCTTGTTATAAGTCTATGAAACCAAAATTAAAGGTCTCGGGTTTGTTTGCATTACCTGCCGCGGCTGATACAGCCATGATCAAAGCAACAATACTATCAATCTTTAGGTTTTGATCATCCCCTTTTCGAACTTTGATATTGGCATTGAGATCCGTGTAAACAGCGCAGTTACTGAGCTGCCATAAAAAGAAAGGGTTGCCATCATGTTTCAAGCGTTCTTCTGTAATCCAAACCTCGGTTTCCTTTGAGGGTGCTGAGAGGTGGCTTATCCCTTGTCTCACCATTAGCACCGGTAAGCCTTTATCTTCAAGCTCATTGACCAATTGCGTAGCATTGTACGGATCGGCACATATAGAGTGTACACTGTGCTGTTTGCAACTCTGTTCAATGAAACTCTGGATCTGGCGATAGTCCGTTGTCAGCCCCTCTGTAATCTTCAACACCCCCGACTCGATAGCCTGGAGATACATCGGGCGAATATGTGGCGGCGCATTATCTACGGCGGACTGTGGCAGCCACGTCATGAAGTCAACGGAATACTGGCCGTGCCCATTATCCCATACCCGAGTAACCGCACAAAGGTCGCGAGTCTGTGCCAAATCCATACCGATGTAACACGGGCCTTCTCTAACCACGGGGCCAACTGAATTTTCCCAGTGTTTCACATCGACCCAAGCCGAGCTACTGCTCTGCCAGAGGTTGAAGTGTTTCACAAGAACCCCGGGGCGCTGGGCAATCACTGCATCCGCTTGGTTAACTTGCGACTGGAGGTAGTCAGTATTAATGCTCACATTTAGATTAGGGTTCGCTTTAATCCAAACCGTTGGGTCTCTCCAATCGTCCTGCTCGTCTAGGGTATAGATCATAGCAAAAATGCGATCATCAGTCAGGCGACCTTTTAAAATGCTTTCCGCGTAACTGCGTTTCTCATAGTAGGAAGTGACTTTGCTGAAGTAGGCCGTAGTGATATAGATGATCAAAGGACTCAATCGGGCACCCACCGCACTTGTCATAACGCCAATAATGTTTCGATCTTCAATAGCTCCGGCCTCGTCTATTATTACTAGAGAAGGGTTTAAACCATCGAGGCTTTTAGAATCTCGGGCCAACGGTTTGAAGCTGCTAAATCGCTCGTCGCACTTAATCGCTGAAACGGTTTGTGACAGCTTCCCAGATAAACGATCATCCATCTTCTTTGCCATCTCGCCAGCGGAGTCCCATACAATCTTAGCCTGATCGGTTTTTGTGGCGACAGAGTAGACTTCTGCACCAGCATCACCAAACAGCAATTCATATAAAGAAATCGCAGAACAAATAAAACTCTTCCCGTTCTTTCGTGCAACCTCAATTAGCACCTCGCGGAATCGCCGTTCCTTTTTATTGGATCGCCTGCGCCACCCGAAGACCTGAGAAAATAGAAAGAGCTGCCACGGCTCCAAGTCAAAAGACTTCCCGGCTAGCTCTCCCTTCACGTGCTTAATATACGTGCAGAACTGCAAAAAGTGGAGTGCCGCGGGGGCACTAAAGACCCAAGTGGATTCAGGGTTTTCCTCGGATTGCTTTAGGTCATCCAACGCCCTTTGGCAAGCTTGGGCTGCAAGAACTCCTGCAACCACTCTGCCCGCCACAACGTCCTCCGCATACTGCCAGGCTTTATCAAGTTGTTCCATGATCAAACCCCTTTTCGAAAAATCGCGTCAAAGTTAGAATTGAATTTTTCCGTGTCCTCACTTTGGCGCCGGTGGGTGCCTTTGGTGCTCCCCTTCATTTGGGATTCACTAGGCACCAATGCCAGCCCATCACTGCCAAGGTTAACGGCGGATTGCTTGTGAATAATCGAACGGGCCTTTGGCAACTCTTTGGCCTTGGGTGCCTCTTTGTCTTTCTTGTTAAAAATAGCATCCCAGTTACTCTCAAACTTTACCTTGTCTGTGGGGCGTGGCGCTGAGCCTTTGCCACCGTGAGTAGCGCCAGCAGCCATTACGCTTGCGCCTTTTGTTTGGCCAGCTTGTTGGCTTTGCGGGTTGCTGCTCGCTTTGCGTTGGCAGCTTTCTTCTTCGCCTGCTTATTCGCCTCGGCTACTTGCTCAACGGTTAGCACCGGCTCCAGCATTTCGGAAGCCATTGAAAGCTCTTCATCAGTGTAAGAATCAACGGTTACCACGTAAGGCGTAGGGGAGGGCGGGTAGAAAAGGCTAGGCGGAAGCAGCATCTTTAAAAATTCGATTAACTTTGACATATTATGTATTCCTCTTTTGATTTTGATTTGTTTGGTTTATGGTCTTGGAATCAGGTAGTCTAGCTTTCTTTCTATTCGGTCGAGTTGCTTTGTTACGTGGATCATATCGCGTTCCACCGGTGCCACTGTTGCCAGTGATACCGCATAGGATGCCGCGGTTAATGCTGAGGTAAAAGCTACTATAGCTATGACTTTTTGGAATTCCATTTCGGCTGCCTGTTGTTAGTGAGTAAAGTTAAATAAGTTGTCGAGTGCGGTATCACCGGTTGACTCGGGGGCGGCCAAATCTTCGGCCTTGTTTCTTGTGCTGGGTGTTACTTGGAATTCTTTTAAGATTTTATAAATCTCGGCGTGAGCTTCACCAATCAACCGGGAAGCCAGCGCTCTACCGATCAGGGCACTAGGGCCATCGGTGGCATAAGCAAGGGAGCAATCCTGTAGAAATTGGTACTGCTGGGCCAGAGAGGCGACAAGGGTTGAGTCAATGGATTCGGTGACCCCTGCGTTTTTAAGCTTTTTGGCAATGTGACTATGAATCTCTTCGAGGGTCTTGGTTTCCCCGAGTATGTACCAGTCCGGGGAAACAAGCTTCCCTTTCACTTTGGTCGGTGGTGGTTTAATAACGCTCATTAACCGGTTACCTCCCCCGGACTTTCCAGCTACGCCTGCCATGATATCTCCTTGTTCTAGTTATGATTGTTTTTTATTCGATTTGGTTCTAAGCGGGGGGCCTCAAAAATTCATTTGCGAAAAGGTTATTACCCCCTATGCCTCGGAGCAATTCGGGAAAAGATTTTATGGGATTTTTCGTCAAAATAAAATAATTTTTCCTATTACTCAAGGGAGCGCACTATATTGGTGCGTCTTCATTAATGATAACAACCTCTGCATCAGTCTTGATCACCACCCTAGCCCCACACGATAGCAGCGGCTTATCATTGCCACCGTATATAACAGTGCTCGGCCCGTGTATCTCTACCGCATGGCCGTAGGTGTTAGTCTTACCATCCTTCACAGTCAGCACCGGTTTATTCTCGTTGTGCTTCTTATTAGACCGAATGATGTGCTGATTAACGTGGATGTACTTAATGGGTCACCTCCTGATTATTTAAGTGTTGTTACAGCCCCAGTATTGAGGTCAATGATGATTAGCTTCAGGTAGTCATACACCACGCCCCGCTTCTCGTGCTGGGTCTTTCTACTGTGGCACCCCTTGCATAAGCCTTGCATGTTAGAAAGGGTAGCTAATAGCTGTGGGCTGTGGCTGATAGGGTAGATGTGGTCAACCTCTGCTGCTGGCCTAGTGGTGCCGTAATGGTTACAACAGGCACATAAGGGCTGTTGTGATAGCACCAGCTCCCTAAGACCTCGCCACCTAGCAGAACCGTAGAAGTTGCGGTTATGGGCGCCCCTGTAGCGTGGCTTCCCATCTAGTGCCATGGTGGCTGTATGCTTGGCACATAAGGTGCCTACTGTTGCTGGTTCTGTACATCTGGAGCATTTGTAAATCATACGAAACACCCCTATTAATTTAGCCCTCTCTTCGATAATCCAGTTCATCTTGCATTACTTTGTACATGGCTGGTCGTGGGTAGCGCCTCATCCCATCTATACAGGCTTGTAAATGCTCTGTGTCCATATCAACAATTTTAACGTGCGTAATAAGCTGGTCCCCTTCTCTGCCGTATGTTCCCCACGTTACTACTTCCCTAATAACTTCATGGCTATCGTCTGACATAAGAGTAAACATATCTTCGTCACCGTGGGCAGAATGTCTAACATAATCAAGACCACCATCCAACATGTAAACTTTACCGTTAGCGTCTTGATGTTCTCTGAAGTCGTGTCGATGGACTGAATGCAGCATTGTGCCATCAGGTGTGCGCATCATGTTTCGCAGTATTTCACTCATCACTTAATCTCCTTTTCAAATATCACTTATAAGCGCATACACGCCTATATCAGCTACTCTATATCATAAGTGATACATGATTAGGCCTTCTATACAAAACAGCTTAGGAAGCCCCTAGAGGCCTCCTGGGGTCACTGCTATACAGGCTCACCTACTTTACAAGGGTAGCTGCTGCCAATCTCCCATAACACCGCGGCTTTCTCTTCTGCGTTAGCACTTCGCATAGTTCCGTGGAAAGCTACTAAGGCTTCAATGGCTTTATAATCAACAACACCTTTGCGGCTCATCATGCGCTCGGCTTGCTCAGTAACGATATTTAAAAGTAAGTTGTTCATAATCTTTATCTCTTGTTTCGTTGAATGTGGGGTTATCTTATCACACCCGGTAACCCTGTCAACACTTATTTCAATTATCTTTTATTTAAGGGTAGATAATCTTCAAAATCTATTAGGGACACTGCCCTTAACTTGTACCTAAGTATACCTAAGATACTCTATCAACTACTACTTCTATTTCTTTGTTAGTCGTTGTAGGTTGTACCTTAGTATACTTATGTAATCTTAGGTGGTTTCCCTAAGAGACAGACCTTCCCTAGATACCCCATAGGGCACCCGTGTATACTGTTGTTTCTCCCGTGTACCTAGGATACATATAAGGCCACATCTTATGGCTAACCGGTATTATATGATTACTCCGGTTATTCGTCTGTCTCTTAGTGCAAACCACTAAAAACCATACCCCCAGCTACTACCACTTAAAGTGAGAGGTAGGGGGTTTCGAATCTTACTTATATAGCGCCGATTCTCATCAGTGATTTGCGCTGCCTACAAAGTAGGGCTTACCCTTGTCGGGACTATTCTTCTCTATAATGGGTAGTTTTAACTTTTAAGCCTTAAAATCCCGAAGAACACCCACAGAGCCGTAACTCTGGGGTGGTAGAAAGGTCATAATTTGGATTTACTTTAGAAACCGTATTCTACGGCGACCAGTGATTATGTCTCTTCTATAATGGGTAGTTTTAACTTTTTGAGCTAAATATAACGAAAAAAGACCCCGAAGGGCCATAATATTGGTAGTTGTAGGGTTAGCAGATAAAGTAATCAGTGCTTGCCAGCTCCGACACATCCCAACGGCCTGAGGGTGGTAATGGGCGCTTCACGTTAAACGCCGATTCACAAAGGGTTTCGAAGTTATCTCTGCAAGCAATTGCGGCATACGCGTCCCTCGCTGAGTTGACTAGTTCTGCCATGTGACCCATAGGCACACAGAATTGATCGTGTATGGCTGCAACTGGTAGCTCCTCGGGTATCCCATTGACTATCATAGTAAGCATGGCCGCATCTAAACTATGCACAATGCCCGGTGCAATACTGTTTTTGTGGCCTGCTTTGTTTGGCTCGCCTGTTGGAATGTGTACCTTTAGCCCTAGTGACTCCCCGCCTATAACGCCTGTAATTGTCTCCTCGTATGTCTTTTCTTTGACCTGAAAGGCTCTGAAGTTAGTCTGGGGGATCACCCAAGAAAGCATTGGCCCCTCTTCCGCAAAGTCCACACCGTCCCTAAGATACGCCAGTATCCCCATAGACTTCTTTGCAGACTCTACGCATTTATCATAGATCAAGCCACCCACCACAGAACAATCCGCAAAGTTTAACGCCTCCATCTCGGGTATGCCGTGATCCATTTGGTCGGTTTTAGTAATCTCGCCTGACCCGTATCGTGTACCGCTGTACGGTAACACCATGCAAATGCGCTTTGTGATCTTGCGAAACCCTTTGTGGCCTTCGGGGAGATTAGCCAAATCGGCGATAGCGTCAAGGTTGGCGTATTGCTGAAGCTTCAAAGGGATGCTGTCGAGTGTAAGACCTTTTAAACCTTGCTGCACAAACTTACCAACGTACCTATAGAGGTCGCCGGGTTTACCGTCTGGAGTAGCTGATATATTGACGTACTCTGCAACCTCGTCATCCTTGGCGATCATTGCCAGGATTTGGTTACCCGAGGAAGTGCTATCGAGGCCCAACATGATCCCCGTCAGAAAAACGCCGTCATATGCTAGATACTTTGCCAGATCCTGGCAGCAAGCAATAAACTGATAATACGTCTTCTTTTCCCGGTGAACCCCGAGGCACTCAATAAGATCATAGTTGCCTACAGGATCAACCCCAATGGCTCTCAAGGTCTCAATGTTATCATCGACCCATTTAACCCGATCATCAAAAGTTAGCTTGTCTTCGCCAGCGCAGTTTGCCAAGTGTATCCAAAAATCAGTTTCGACTAGTGGCACCTTATCTTTGAGCACTAGCAACGCCTTGGCAATATCGGCACCCTGCGGGCTTAGGTGGGGCGCTAGGGCGTATTGGCGACCCCTTCCACAAAAGTTGTGTGTGAAATGCAATTCGTGGCCGAGGTACTCAATGGCTAAATCGTGGATAGTGTTAAAGACGCTGCGCTTCTCATGTAGTCCGATAGTCTTCGCTGCTGCCTTCCTACGGGACTTTGATGCCTTTTCGTTACCGAGGGCACGATAAGCGGCGCTAAGGCTCTCAGGGGTCGCCAGTGCGCCTAATGGTGAGTTAGTTTCGTCGATAATGTTAGCGTATGCCAGCAAGTCACTGTTGATTTCCCACGCTGTAGCGCCAAGGCGGTTGATTGCCCTATACATCAGCGGGATCTGCTCAAAGGTGTAGTGGTGT